AGTTTGGTTTTAAGACCCACGGCGTTTCTCCCAGTAGTCGCGCAGGCGGGTGAGGTAGCGGGGAACCAGCAGCCCGATCTGCAGCGCGAGGTAGAGCAGCGTTAGCACCGTGACCCAGTCGGCGGGCGTCATGCCGCCCACATGCAGCAGCGAGACGACGGCCGGGGGCGTGACCTTGGCGCTTTCGGTGGTGATTTCAAAGTGGTGGCTCATGTGGGCCTCGGCGGTTTAAAACGTTAATCCCACAGGTTCACCGTGGGGGCGCGTTGGGTGGCCTGGGGAATGGCGGGCAGCGTGACCGGCGTACCGTGAGGCAGTAGCGGCCCCAGTTCGGCCAGCCCTGGGTTTGCAGCCAGTACCTGTTCGGTGACGCCACGGGTGGTGCCGTAAAAGCGGTAGCAGATAGCATCAAGGGTGTCGTGCTGTTCGGCATGTAGCAGGGTCATATCAGCTCGACCGTGCTGTGCGGCCGACCTTCGATCTCGCTGATCGCCCAGGCGGCATCGCGGCGGTAGCCATCGGCGGGATCTTGCAGGTTTTCGCCACGCTCCCGGCCGCTGTTGGTGGCGTCATAATCGGCGTAGCGTTCTAGCAGGCTGGCGTGGGCAGTGGAGTAAACAGCGCGCAGATAAAGCACGTTGAAGACTTCCGGCGTTTGCCAGACCGGAATCGGCAGCGCTTCCATGGTGGGGTAGCCCGCCTCGACCTTGGCCTGCTGCCAGTGGCGCAGTACCCGGTTCACCGTGGCCATGGCGGCCTTCAGTGCGGTTTCGATGCGGGCGTTAGTAATGGTGCTATCCAGCCGGTGGGTTTCCCGGAAGTCGCTGGGCTGGATAGCTGGCCAGAAGCCGTTGTTTTCGAGATGGTTTTCGATGGTGGTGGCTTCGGTCGCGCTGCTGGTGGTGCCTGCTGAGATAAAGCTGCTCATCGGTTTACCTCTTTATAGTGCCCGCGTATGTAAAAGGGGGTGGGCGGCGTTCGAGCGTGAGCATGGGCTTAGGTGTTAGTGCCTGGCTCTTACGTCGCGCCCCCTGACGTCGGCGGTCGACTCGGTTGGCCGCTAGCCCGTAGGCTTCGCGGCAGCGTTCTGTTTCAGATCCCGTTCCAGGCGTTCAAGGTCTTTCTTCACGCCTATGCGGTCGTTGAGCGCTAGGGCGCGCTCCAGATTGGCCTGGGCATCTTCCAACTGGCCGGTAGTCCGGCAGGCGTAGCCCAGGGCTTTGTGCAGCTTGGCGCGGATCTGGTCGTGCATATCCGCATCACGGGTAAGTAGCTCCACATCGATCAAGTGAACAAGCAGGGCGGTGGTGTCAGCGTCCTCTTCATCCAGCTGTTTAAGTGCTTGGTCGGCGACCTCTTCAGCGATGATGGCGGCGGTGCCACGCTCGAATTGATCCGGCGGGGTGAGGCCGTGCTTGGTGGCGTACTTGGCGATCGCAATGGCCCCGGCGAGGTCGCCGGCATCGATTCGCCAGAGCATGACGCGCATCAGTACATCGTCCTGGGCGCCTTGCCCTGCTTCCAGCACACCGGTGATGTACTCGGCGTACTTGGGCAGGATCTCGCGCTTGATTTCGGCCTTGCGCTCCATTGATTGAGTGGATTTGAGCAGGCGATAGTCTTCAAACAACGCGGCTTGCATCAGCTCGAAGGCTTCGCCTTGCATGGGGGCTTCACCGGCATCAGCGGCCGCGAGGGCGGCGCTGACGCGTTCAAAGTGGCGGCGGGCTGGGCTGGTCATTGTTACTCCGTTATCCCGTTGCGAGCAGCTTCAGACAGCTCGATGTTTTCTACCAAGCAGCCCGCACCGAAGTCCTCTACCACATAGGCGTCGTTGGAGGATTCGAAGTTTTCCACGCGGTTGCGACGGGGATTCTCGGTGACATAGCGGCGGCGGGCGCCGTTCTGCCAGTAGACCGAGAGGTTATCGAGGGTGGTGACCATCAGCGCGTTATCGGGGAAGAAGGGCACATCCATGCCTTGCAGCCCACCGATGCGCTTCTGGCTGATGACCAGATCGGCAGCGAGTTGCTCGCTGGGCGGTAGCTGGTTGAGCAGCGGGAAGTACTTATCGGCCATAAGATTGCGGCCAAGGATGACCACCAGCCCAGGTAGTCGGCGGAACCAGGGGTCGATAAGGCTGCCGATGATGTCGTAAACCAGGGCATCCAGTGAGGCGTAGTCGCCTAGAATGGCGCCCGTTAATTTGCCTTCAGTATTTCGCTCTGCAGTTGGATCAATGAGAATTTTGCCGTTGGTTTTGCCGTCTTTCATCACTCGCTGAGGCGCCTGGGTGCGGTAGTGCTGCAACCAGCCGATGTTGACGTCTTCCAAATAGGGGTTGGCCACCGGGTCGGTTTGGGTAGCGGCGGAGGTGCCGTTGAAGCCAATCATCATGCGATCCAGCGCCTGCTGGCGAACGATCACATCGCGCACCATGGCCTGGAAGTTGGGGAACTTGGCCCAGGCATCCAGCTTGGCGTAGCCCAGGTGGGTGTCGAATTCGGTCATTCGGCACTCGTAGCCTTGGGCATCCAGCGTGGTGAGGTCGCGGGTTTTGCGATCCTGGTTGTTGACGTTGGTGCGGGCGGCGATAGGGCCGGTAACACCCAGGGCGAGCTTTTCGCCTTTCAGTTCATCGACGCCGACCATGTTGATACGCGAGAGGAAGTCGCTGGACTCCTGGATGCGCTTCTCCAGCCGCTGTTGGATGGTGGGGTCGACGGCAAATTTCTGGGTGGCGTCCGGGACGCCGTTAAGCTTCGCCACCTGGGCGGCGAAACTGTTGAAGTGCGTGCGGGTATCGTTGCGCATGGGCGTGGGCGTCTCTTAGCAGTCGGTTTCGATGGAGCCGTCGTTGCCGGTGGCAGGCTTGCGCGACGGGCGGTTGGGGGTGTTGTCTAGCCGGGAATAGAGCGCGTCGAACTCTTTTTTCAGCGTTTCGTGGGCGCTTTTGAGCTCAGCAAAGGCGGCTTGGGTGGGGCGCTTTTTAAGCGCTTCGCTGAGTGCCTGGTGTTTTTCCACGAACAGGCCGAGGGTCTCTTCCAGGTCGACGCGGAAGGCAGCGAAGCCGGCTTCTGTTTTGGCGTCCTGCTTTTTGAACAGCGCTTTGACGCGCTCGGCCAGTGACGGGCCTTTCTCTTCCTGTTCCTCTTCCTCGCTGAATGAGAGCTCGGTTTCGATAGCTTCAGAGAAGAGGTTTTCCGGGCGCTGCTTGCGGGCGGCCAGCGGGGAGTTCTTACCTTCCGACGCGCTGAACTTGAGCATGGAAGTGCCCAGCGAGGCGGGGGAGTCGGTCACGGCCAGGCCGACCAGATACGCTTCACCGGAATCGGCAAAGTCGAGGTCGATCTCCATGGAGGTGTAAATCTTCTGGCGTTTTTCGACCATGGCCTTGAGCTCATCGGTCGGGTCGATCTCGGCGTATAGGCCGAGCTTGCCGTCGTCGTCCGCTTCGGTTTTGAGCGCGGTGACATCGCCGTAGGCTTTGAAGGGGCCTTCCGGCAGCAGGCCTTTGATGTGTTCCATATTGACCCGGCAGCCGTAGTTGTCGGGGTCGAAGTTGGCGGCCATTTGAGTGAGCCATTCGGCGCTGATGGTGCGGCCATCGGTGGTTGCGCCTTCTTTTGCAATGCGGTGCCAGGGCATGGTCGGGCCTCGGTGTGTGGGTTGGGCGTTTGGCTGCGGTCAGGTTCCCCGCACACGCGGCTTGGCTCAATGAGGGCTGGGTGTAAGTGGCGTGACTTACACCGGGCGGGGCAATCGTGGCTGCGCCTGCGCGGGTACGCTGGCGGCATGACGCCTCAAGCCAACATCGACGACGATCACTACCGCCTCTCTGCCCGCCATCTGTTTTGGATGGGGTGGCGGATTGCGCGCATTGCCGAGTTCCTGGATGTCCCCCGGGCGACCATTGATTCGTGGAAAAAGCGCGACGCCTGGGATGACGCGACGCCGACCCAGCGGGTAGAAGGGGCGTTGGAAGCTCGCCTGGTGCAGCTAATTTGGAAGGAGCAAAAGGAAGGGAAAGACTTCAAAGAGATCGACCTGCTGGGCCGCCAGATCGAGCGGTTAGCGCGGGTGCATAAATACCAGGGGAGCGGGAAGGAAGCCGACTTGAACCCCAATATCGAGCGCCGCAATGAGGGGCCGAAAAAGAAACCCGCCCGTAACGATGTGGGTGATGAGGGGGTCATTCAGATTGTCGAGGCGTTCGAGGCCTCGCTGTTCGATTACCAGCGGGGCTGGTATCGGGCGGGGCAGCATGAGCGGATTCGTAACCTGCTCAAGTCGAGGCAGATCGGTGCCACCTGGTACTTCGCCCGGGAAGCCGTCGCCGATGCCATGGAGACAGGTAAGAACAAGATATTCATGAGCGCGAGCAAGGCCCAGGCGCACATCTTCCGGCACTACATCGTGCAGTTCGTGAAGGAAGTCACCGGGGTGGAGCTGAAAGGCGACCCCATCATTCTCGCCAACGGCGCCGAGCTGCATTTTTTGGGTACCAACGCCAAAACCGCCCAGGGTTACCACGGCGATACCTACCTAGACGAATACTTCTGGATTCATGGCTTCGAGACGTTCCGTAAGGTGACGTCGGGCATGGCGATGCACAAGAAGTGGAAGCAAACCTACTTCAGCACGCCATCGTCCGTGGCCCATGAGGCGTACCCGTTCTGGACGGGTGACCGGTTCAATAAACGCCAGAAAAAAGCCGACCGGGTGAAGATCGATGTCAGCCACGCGGCTTTGAAGAACGGGGCGCGGGGGCCAGATGGCCAATGGCGGCAGATCGTGACCATTGAAGATGCGATTGCCGGGGGCTGTGACCTGTTCGACATTGATCAGCTGCGCCTTGAATACTCGGATGATGAGTTTGCGAACCTGCTGATGTGTGAGTTCGTGGACGACACGCAAAGTGCCTTCCCCCTAGCAATGATGCAGCGCTGTATGGTGGATAGCTGGGATGCCTGGCGGGATCTGAAACCCTTCGCGCCGCGACCCTATGGCGAGCATCCGGTGTGGATCGGCTACGACCCGGCCGGAGATGGTGAAGATGGCGATGGGGCGGGCCTTGTCGTGGTCGCACCGCCAAAAACCTCCGAAAGCAAGCACCGCATCCTGGAACGCCATCGCCTCAAGGGCCGAGACTATGAGGCCCAGTCAGAGTTTATTCGCAGCGTGACGCGCCGCTATAACGTGACCTTTATCGGCATTGATACCTCGGGCCTTGGTGAAGCCGTGGCCCAGCTGGTGGCGAAGTTCTTCCCCACCGTCACTCGTTACCGCTATACCCCGGAAATGAAGTCGCGCCTGGTGATGCAGGCGCAGCAGATCATCAACAAAGGTCGGCTGGAGTTTGATGCGGGCTGGGTGGATCTCGCCCAGTCGTTTATGGCGATACGCCGGGAACTGACTGCCTCCGGACGCCAGATGACCTATACCGCCGGGCGCAATAACCAGACCGGCCACGCTGACCTAGCGTGGGCGACCATGCACGCCTTACACAATGAGCCACTCGATGGCCCGGTCGATCACGGCACGGGCCGTTCCCTAATGGAGATGTACGGATGAGCGAAGCGGCAAAAAAGCCGCGGGTACGCGTGCCCGCTTACGTTGAGAATAAAGCGGGCGAGACAGCCGCGCCTGCCAAGGCGGAGGCGTTCAGCTTTGGCGAGCCGACGCCGGTAATCGATGGCTATGATTTTTTCTACACCGGCTGCTGGATGCTGGGCAATGAGTGGTACGAGCCGCCGGTGGATTTTCCGGCGCTCTCCCAGACCTACCGCGCCACGGCGCACCATGGCTCGGCCATTCAGGTGAAGCGCAATATCCTGGTGCGTTCGTTCATTCCCCACCCGTTGCTCAGCCGCCAGGCGTTTAGTGCGCTGGCCACCGATTACCTGGTGTTCGGCAACTGCTACCTGGAGCGGATCTTCGGGCGCCTGGGCAGGCTGTTGGCACTGAAGCCAGCGCGGGCGAAATACGTTCGCCGCGGGGCGGATCTTAGCCGCTACTTCTGGGTGCCGAACTGGTCGGATCGCAGCGAGTTCGATGAGGGCAGCATTATCCACCTGCTGGAACCAGACATTAACCAGGAAGTGTATGGCGTGCCGGATTACCTGGGCGCGCTGCAGTCGATCTACCTGAACGAAAACGCCACGCTGTTCAGGCGCAAGTACTACCTCAATGGCTCCCACGCGGGCTTTGTGATGTATGTCTCCGATGCCGCCCACAACCAGGAAGATATCGACGCCATGCGCACCGCGCTGAAGGAGTCGAAGGGCGTGGGGAATTTCCGCAACCTGTTCCTCTACAGCCCCAACGGAAAAAAAGACGGCATCCAGATCATCCCTATCAGCGAGGTGGCTGCCAAGGATGACTTCGCCGCCATCAAGAACATCACCCGCGACGACCAGCTAGCCGGCCACCGCATTCCGCCGCAGCTGATGGGCATTATCCCCAACAACACCGGCGGTTTCGGCGACGTGGAGAAGGCCGCCAAGGTGTTTGTCACCAATGAGTTGGAACCAGTGCAGGCGGTGTTCAGCGAGATCAACGATGTGCTGGGGGAGGAGGTGATTCGGTTTAAAGAGTATTCGCTAGATCCCTAAATAAAAAAGCGCCTGGCATGACCAGGCGCACATCGCTCGTTTCATCCCTGAAAACAGTGGGAGCGTCCCGGCCCCGCAAGCGATACCAACTACTGTATATCAATACTGTATATATGAACAGGTATCATGGATGATGAATCGACCGATATTGCCCTGGATGGGCGGCAAGCGACGCTTGGCCAAACAGATCCTACCGCTCTTCAAACCGCACACTGCCTACGTGGAACCTTTCTGCGGCGGTGCTGCGCTCTTCTTTATGAAAGCACCCAGTAAAGTGGAGGTGATCAACGACGCCCATGGGGAGCTGGTAAACCTCTATCGCGTGGTGAAGCACCACCCTGATGAGCTGGTGAAGCAGTTCCGCTGGGGATTGATCAGCCGCGAAGAGTACCTCACTCAAAGAGAGATCGACCCACGCCACCTAACCGATATCCAACGGGCGGCGCGTTTCTTCTACCTGCAAAAGCTGGCTTTTGGCGGCAAGGTCAGCGGCCAGACGTTTGGCACCTCTGCCGTTTCACCACCACGAATGAACCTGCTGCGCATTGAAGAAGATCTTAGCGCCGCGCACCTGCGCCTGGCTCGTACAGTGGTTGAGCATTTGGATTGGGCTGAGTGCATCAAACGCTACGATCGGGAAGGCACGCTGTTCTATCTTGACCCGCCGTACTGGGGAACAGCCGGCTACGGCTGTGACTTCCCGCTCGAGGAGTATTACCGCATGGGCGAGCTAGCTAGAACAGGGCAGGGGCAGTTCGTGATCAGCGTAAACGATACGCCCGAGATGCGTGATGCGTTCCAGGGCTTGACGCTTCGTACCACTGAAATTCGGTACACGGTAGGGCAGCAGGCAACTGGCCCACGTGGCGAGCTAATAATCACTAATAGCTGAGCCGAGAGCCACCCTCAAAAGTAAGCCGCCCAGTTCAGGGCGGCTATATTTTATCCAGTAGCCTGAGGATGGCGGCAGCTATCACTATAGATTCGCTCTTCTAGGATGCTGCCATCCTCTTGGTAGATCTCAACGACACCGTCTTTACCTACCATGTACTCTTGCATAAACAAGATGATCTTCTCTTGAGTATCAGCGCGCCCAGTAGCCAAACTGGCATCTGCTCTCTGAAACTTCCATTCATGACCCTCTTTCGAGATGTGGTAATTGTCCACTTACACCTCCTGTTGATTAATTTCCAACAATCAACACTAGACCATACAAAACAGTCTTGCCTCCCCCAGCCGCGCCGTCGACTCCCCGCCCCGCCTGCGCGCTAAACCTGTGTGTTTTTATGCACCCATGCACTAGCTACCAAGCCGCGCCGGTACTGAGCTTTATGGCCTTGTTACACGCGCGCTTTCTCATGCGGAATCTTGCGAATTTAATGGAGTCACCCCAGACAAGGAGGCCACGGGGGTAACCTCTCAGAAAGCATGGGGTTCTCGGAAAAAGGTAATCTGGGTGATTTGGCTGTTTATCGCCTATAAGTTTTTGTTTTTATTTGTTTTTAAGGTTACCTCTAAAAGGTAATAAAAGGTGATCTAAAAGGTAATCTTTGAGTAAGTTGCTGAAAATATTAGGTTTTATAAAAACAAGAATTTACCTATTTAAAAGGTAATGTGGTTACCTATTGATCACCTTTTTATTACCTTTTGAACGACTGTTTTAATTACATGTATTTCAGCAGGTTAGTGTATATTTTCGAGATTGGTTACCTTTATTACCTTTTTCCGAGACCCCCAAACATTCTGAAGTATCCCTCGCATACGATGCGCACACGCACGCGTCATGGGTGATTCTGTAAAAAAGCTAGGGAACATGCTGGGAATGAAATATCTGAGAATGACCATGTGTGTGCTTTATAAATCAGTAGGTTAAGTAACTAAAGGCCTGTGGGTGTGGTTTCGAATCCCTCCCCCTCCGCCACAGAATTTTAAAGGCCGTCAAGCACTTAGTTTGACGGCCTTTTTCGTTTTTGACTGTCTGGAGTTGTCTTGGGAAAAATAAAGAAAGCTGTTTAAAAAGGCAGCACTCCGCCGAAGCCAATACCCAGCACGGCAACGATAACAACCACGATAACGACGATAGTGGTAGTAGACATATTCTCTTCCTTTGAGTAGTGAGCGTTGCTATAGAGTAGTTACGATTGTGCTTTTTCGCACACTTCAGCTAAGACATACTGAATTTGCTGACATAAGATAAGCTATAGCAGCTTGACTGTCTCAAAAAATAGATGATGCACATGTAATTTGTGCCCGTGGGCAAGAAGGGGGTCAAAATGAACAGAGAGGAGACATTGCGCCTATTACATGAGCACAAGCCAATATTGGCTTCGCAGTTCGATGTGAAGAAGCTTGCTCTTTTTGGCTCTATGGCTCGTGGGAGCGCTAAAGACACAAGCGATATTGATATTCTTGTCAGTTTCGATGGCCCAGCAACCTCCGCACGCTATTTTGGTCTTCAATTTTATTTAGAAGATCTGCTTGGGTCTCCAGTCGATTTAGTGACAGATAAAGCCCTTCGGAATGAATTGAGGCCATACATCGAGAGCGAAGCGCTACATGTCTGAGAAAGGCGTGAAGCGTGAATGGCGCTTCTATATTGATGATATGGTCGGTTTTGGTGAGAAAGTGCTCTCCTACACAGAGGGACTAGATCAAGCTGGTTTCCTCAATGATGATCTCACCTACGATGCTACGTTGCGTAATTTAGAGCTTATCGGTGAAGCAGCCACCAGAATTCCAGATGAAGTGCGCCAACGGTACCCACAAGTACCCTGGCGCTTGATCATTGCGACACGTAATAGACTTATCCATACATATTTGGGTATTGATGAAGATACTGAACCGCCCCGGTTATTCCGGAGACCGGTTTGTTTGAGTCAGGCAGCTTCACCCGACTCCTCCAATTGACGATAATACGTCCTTTCTCGT